TAGGTCAAGGAGAATATTATGGGTTATGTATTAGGCAAGCGCAGCTTGCAGAAACTAGGCACTGTAGATGACAGGCTTCAACGCATTGTTTACTATGCTATTACTGTAACTAAGCAAGACTTCTCTGTAATCTGTGGCATCCGTACTAAGGCTGAACAGCGCAAGTTAGTTGCCTCTGGTGCATCGCAGACCATGAAAAGTAAACACTTGGATGGATTAGCTGTTGATCTTATGGCCTACAATGGCGGTGGTAGATGGGAACTTAATCTATACGACGAAATAGCTGATGCTATGGCAGAAGGTGCCAGCTTTGAAAAGGTGCCGTTAAGATGGGGCGCAGCTTGGCATATCAATGACATTGGTGGCTGTGATCTTACTGCCGAGGGTGCGATGAATTCTTATATAGATTTGCGCAGGTCGCAAGGTCGTAGACCATTCATTGACGCGCCTCATTTTGAGTTGGTAGTTTAATGTTTATTTAATTTTGCGCGAATAGACCTGCTGTAATAACTGTAGCTTAGGAAAAAGACTCACTGGGTAGCTAATCCAGTGAGCCTATGATAAGTCACAAGGCTGGAAGCTGTGCTTTTATCAGACACAGGGTAGGCCCCGCCTTATCTGAGGGTGTTATTAGCAATACCAAACTAAGCGACCGCCCCCTGCGCTAACTTTGTAATCTTATAAACCCAGCAATCAGCATTGCCTGATCTTTTTTTAGCTGGGTCTTTAGGTGCAGGAACTCTGCGTACTTTTTCAACAAGGTTAGCATTAGCTAAGTGTGTTATCTGTGAAGTAACTGAGTGAGCGTTTAGATTCTTAGCTTCAATAAGTTGAAACGCAGTTGCTTCTCCAAGTTGGTTTAAAGATTGTAAGATTATTTTTTGCTGGCATGTAAGCCTGTTTTGTTTAACGTGTTCTTTGCGTCGATCACATGGCAGAACTTCTCGCTTGCCTAGTTTATGTTGCAGTCTTTCAAACTCAAGCATTTGATTCGTCATGGTATCTTACTTTTCTTTCGTTAGATTTGTGGGTTTGAAAGATTACTTTGTAATGCTTTGCTAAACTTCGCACGTTTTCTTCTGGCGTTTGTAGAATTTCTGATGCGCTACGATAGCTGAAGCTGGATTGCGCTAATGTTTGCAGTAATTCTATTTTTTCTCTGCGGTGACGAGCGCGTATCTCTGCCCAAGTTTCCATGTGGTATCCTCTCTGGTTAAAAAAGAAGGGGCCATGCTTGTCAAAGGCACAGCCCCTAGTGGAGAACAGTTATATTCTAAAACGGAATGTCATCATCTTTCAAGGACAAATCTGGAACCGATTTAGTTTTGTCAAAATCAACACCGTTTTTTTGCTGTTGTTCTGACACCTCCATACTCATGTATGGATTGCCGTCTTTGTTTTTGCGCCATGCTGCTAGTCGCATAGGTGTTGGCGCATCTTCTTGCCATGGCCCTGTGTAATCTGGCCGACCCTCATTGCCTTCTTTGTTATTCTCAAAGAGAACGCCACGTTTTTCGTAGACTTCAATGAGTGGCTTCCCTGCTTTAGTAGAAGTCTTAACTAATACTATGTTTGCATCTTGCCCGTTGGTATTTATTTTACCCTGCAATATCATTTGCTGTTGAGGGAAAGGCTTAAACGCTGCGCCTCTGTTAGTGTTGTCATGATCTGCCACGCTTCTGGCTCCTTTGTTAAAGTATTTTTGCGCTGCTTGTAGTCTTTCATTGTGGTTACGCTTTCTTTTTTTGGGCCCACAATAAGTCCCTGCCCTTGCACCGCACTTAGGACAGGGTACTTGTCTAATCATATGTCTGTCTGGATTTACCATCCTTCCTTTTCTGGTGGAGCGGCATACTTATTGCCATCCATCTTGCCCAAGAACACATCAGCATTAAAGCCAAGATGCGATAACGCTTTGGTTAAGCCATCAGTAATAGCCATCTTTGGTGCATCTTCTGCCATCCTGCCTTTAACAGAATCAAAGAACTTACGGCATCCTGTAAAGGGTCCAAAGACATTTGCTGGTGAGCCATGCCATATAGAAACATGGGCAAGAACTGCGCTGTCTCCATTGCTGACATTAACTACTTGAGTTTCGTTGTGCCATCCCCACCCATCTCCGACAGGGCCGAACTGTTCTGTAGCACAACGCACTTGATACATTGGATCAATCGCAGTGAATGATCGTGACCCAAAGCTGACTTTCTTTAGGTACTTAGGGTCTGACGCTTCGACTGCGTTCCATAAATCTAAATTGTTTGACACTGGTGTTCTCCCTTATTGGTGTCATGTGGGGAGCCGTTGCCCCCCACAATTTATTTTGGTTCTACAATTCTAAGTGCGCCGTTCTTACTTCTTTTTATAGATATAACGTCACTGTAAACTTCTCGTTCATCTGCTTTTACCATTGCTTTCAGGTCTTTTTTACTACTCTCAAATAGTTTGGCTTCGTCTTTGAATTTAAGATAGTCATACGCTGCGCTAACGAATCCATTTTCTTTGCTGGCATCTCTGCGTACCATTCCATCCACTGCAATTTTATCGTGCGATGGGGCTTGGTTGGGTACAATATGATCCGGCTCTTGTCCGCTAGTAACATGGTGCCAGAACTTTGCGACCACTTTCCACATTGAATTTTGATACTCTTTATCTGCGGATACAAATGCAGACTCCCATTTGCTGTTGCCGAAGATTGCTGACAGGTAACAGCCTGATACATCTGCGTATTTTATGTTGCTTCTCATTAGCCACAGGTAACATTGTATCTGCGGCATATAATATTCTATGATACCTTCCATACTATTAAACGCATTGGTGTGTTTTGCTTCTATTATACAGGGATTTTTGCCTGTTATCATTGCATCTATTGTGCCTTTGATGGGTACTGCTCCATCAGTGTGATACATTTCTTCTTCTAATTCTAACTGATGATTGCCTAGCCGAACATCATGCTCTTTTTCAAACCAACGTAAGTTAAACTGCTCTGTGTATGTGCCTAGTTGTACTGCTATATTATCTGATAAGTCAGGCGACTCGACTTGACCTGTTTTTATTTGCCAAAGCTCATGCCAGTTGCCTTGCATAATCTTGACGCAATCTGAGCCACCTATAAATCCTGTGCGTATCATGTGTTGTTCTCCCTTTCTTCGTTGTACTGCATACGTGCAGCAGGTGCAAGATATTTATCTAAATCTTTTTGCTCTATTGAGGTAGTCATAAGCAAAGTCTGCCGCTTGTGACCAGACAGGTAGCTGTCACAGATAGCTTCTCCGCGCTTTACACGGCCTTCTGTGACAATGTACTCCCTGTCTACCCGAGTAGCTGGCCCGTCAATAACAAGTACGTCTGAGGCTCTGTGAGACACGCCCTTGGCGGCAGTCGTAAACTTCTCAATGACAGGCAGCGTGCGAGACTTGGCATTGCGGGTAGTTTCTTTGATGATTGACTCTAAGTAATGGTCAACAAGGCGTTGGTCTGCATCGGCAGGAATGTTAGCATTGATAGCTTCGATAGTATCAACGGCAACAATGAGTGGGTCCACACCATTTGGCGGTGTGAACCTAGTAAGCACAGAAGATTTAAACCACTGCTTGATGTGAGCAATGCGTTGGTTATAGTTCATTGAGGTTCCCCCATGTTTCATCAGCCACATCATCTAACCACCGCTCACCATTAAGCCATGTAGAAGGATGCGGAATGTATTGCTTTTCAGTGCTGCGAGAATTGGCACTAAAAATTTTTACCGCTGAGAGTATTTCATCGGCAGTAACTTTTTTTAACGCAGAGTCATAGGCTCTACGCGCTGCGTTCTTAGCGATCTTACGTGGATACACATGCCAGAAATCATCAAAGTTAAACTCATTCATAACTATAATTCTATTGGTAGGTTCTATTGGTAGGTTATCATTGATAGGTTCTATGCTCACAGGGAGTGTACTGCTATGCTCTGTGTGAGTATCCCTACGCTCTACGTGAGCATCGGGTGTGCTCACTCTGAGCGTATAGAGCGTGGACATATTCTTGCGTTTCTGCCTGTAGATAAAGCTGTGTTCTTCTAGGTATGACAGCTTGCGAGTTACAGTTGCCATGCTCATTTCTGTATCAGCACAGAGTCGAGCATAGCTAGGCCAACATTGATTAGTTTCTTTGTCAGCACGATCAGCAAGGGCGATAAGGAGTAGCTTGGCAAGCGGATCGCCAACCTTGCTACTCATGGCAAGAGCCATATGTTTAAACGCCATTAGATATAAGGGAAATCTGCTGGTTTTAGTTCGGGCATAGTACAAGGTTCTTTTTCTGTGCTAATAAGTTTACGCAAACGAAAGAACCCTTTATGCTCTGGGTACTGTGCCATAAACCACCTAGCAAAGTACGGTCTGTAGTTATTGTTTAGTTTAAATTCTGTTGGGGCTTCACTAAAAAATGTCATTTCCCAACGCATGCGCTCACATATTGCGTAAGCACTGTAGGTTTCAAAGCCTTTATTGATAGCTTCAAAAGTAAAGCTAACAAATAAAGCCCATGCTTTTGGATGCTTGGTTATGAAGGCTTCTGCTTGCTCTTCAATCTGATCCTGTCGTGTGTAATTCATGTGTGTTCTCCATGAGTTTGATGAATGTTTCTCCGCTTAGTATAACAACTACTTGCGGATCGCCCTTCTTTCTTTTGTAGAAAGCTATGTCTCTCTGGTCTAAGACACTGAAAGGACTAGGAAAATTACTTAGGTCACGATACTTTACCTCCCCTACCAGTTCGTGTCCCATGAGGTTGAGTTTAATGTCGCCTCTATACTTGCCTCCCAATGCTCCTGAGAGGGGCTGGCGTTCACAGTTGATGCCGATTTTTTCAAGCCACTTGATGAACCACTTTTCATGGTAGGTTCCTTTTGACTTATTTTTGTTTGCCATATGTCTCGCTCGTAACAGTTAAGGCAGATGTACCAGTGTTTATTATTTCTTGTAGGATGGTTGCGAAGTATAGCTACAAACCATTTGGTTACGTCCTCACAATTATCACACTTAGCTTTCCCGCTTTTTAATTTCGATTTCATATCCTAAAGCATCCAGCCAACACATTAACATAAACCCCGATGGAATACGCTTATGCGTTTCCCATTTGTGAATCAATGATACTGTGCAACCAATACTGTGTGCTAATTTTTCTTGACTAATGCCACGTTCATTTCGCACATGGGCCAAGGATTCTATTAGCTCGTTGTAATGCTGCGGTATCGTGATGGATTCTTTGAAGTGTGTAAAAGTTTTCAATAGCCTGATTCACTTTTATTGCGGTGTCATATCTTAAGTCTGTCTTGCCATTAACTGCTCGGTAATAAGTTGAAGTTGGTACGTTTGCTAGTTTGAATGATTCAAGCAGAGACACTTCATGCGCCTCTGCTTTTGCTTTTAGTGTGTCAAGATAATTTTTCATACTATGTAACTGCATTGTTGCAGTCAGTATGTCAACCTATATGTGGTCTGGTGTTATTGATAACTCATTATTAATTATATCACGGATCATTGTATCAACTTCGCTTTCTTGTGCGCTAGTTAAAGTATTGTCTTGGTCTTGTAGTTCTATTTCTGATTTGTAATCAACTAATTGCTTCTGCACTTCGGCTGAAACCATGGTTGATAAATGCTTGTTGATTAAAAGTAAAATGTCAGTGTTCATTGTGGTTCTCCTTTTGGCGAACACCGCCTGTGCCTGCACAGTTACGGCATTCAAGTAAAGTCGTGTCAATGTAACCACTGGCTACACTGAACGACATTGGTACTGGGTTGGATACTATGAGGTATCCATCACCCAAGCATTGGTTGCAAGTTTCTAACTCTTCAGTAGGGGATGGAGTCATCGACTGTTGGCGGGACATATTGGTCCTCCCAGTTTTTGATTGCACGTTTAAGGAACTTCTCTTTGTCAAAGTCATCGTTTACCTCTGCCATCTTGTCGGCCAACTCAACTATGTGAGTCGGCCAAGGTAGCATAGGCGCGATAACATCTGCAATAAACGGAATGTTTTGCAGATTAAGTATCGGGGCCACTGTAGTCATCTTCATCCTCCGTATAATGACGTGTTACTTCTGTACTTACAGTTGGAATTAAGTCTGCTTGTAAAAGCCCATACAGACCTATTGAATGTACTCGTTCTTGACCTTCTGAGTCTTGAACTTTTATTAGGAGATTGCGGCTACTAAAATTGTTAAACAATTTAGTAACCTCTAGTTTAATCTCAGTTATGTTATGTATATTTAGGTTATACATTAGGCGATTTCCTTCCAGTATTTAGAGTTAAACGCATTGACAAGCTGTGCTTCTCGTTGACGTTTAGCGTTTTCGGGGGAGCGTAAGCCCTCAGTATGAGTGGCCCAGCTAGTAAGACAATTATACAAAGCCCATTGGGTATTACCTAAGTGGCTGCGCTCATTGTCAAAGCCACCGATAAGATTTTGTAGTTGCTTATCGTTGAACTTTTCGTGTGATGCTTTGTGATTTACTTTGCATACTGTTTTCTTAAACAAGTTTTCTGCTTGCTCTGTAGTAACAGGTGTCTCGCGGTACATCTGCCAAACACCCTTATTGTTTTGGAACATTTCTATGCCGTCGGTAATTTTTTGTGCCGATGATTGAACATCTACATTTGTTGTGTGTTTCGCCCAAGTTTTGGCGACTGTATCTGCTGTAGTACATCCGTTTTTGCACCATAGACGGAAGGCTTCTGTCATTTGTTGAAATGCCCATGAACCGTCATATGAATTGTAACCCTGTACCCTTGCCTTAATGTAGTCGCCTACTTCTGGATCAGGGATAGCAATGTCATTGAATAGTATTTCCATACGCATCTTGGCGCCATTATCTATAACGTGTGTCTTAACGCTGTAGTCTTGGCTTATATTAGCGTCTTTGATGCTATCCATAAGCGCATTGTAGGCAGTGTCATGGGTAATAAGCTGATACTTGCTTTTGTGTACGCCAAGAGATTCATTGGTATCTGTGCGAATAAGATTGCGTAGCTTGGGTAGTTCCTGCCCCCTTTCATCAAAGACAGGTTCAAAGGCTACAGGAAAGGCCCACGCATCGGTGGCGGTAGTGGTGGTAGGTAAAGAATCAAGCATTGGTATCCTCCGTTGGCTTGAGTGAATTGTTAAAGCGATCAACTGCGCTTGGTATTTCTTTGGTAATTATATTTGCTAAGTTGTAAGCAATACTTTCTATTACATAATGTTGATAACCTTTATCTTTGAGAAAGTCCGTTGAATCGAAGAATTTGTTGAGTTGTTGTAGTTGTGAAACTGTAAACGTAACTGTGACAGGCAAGTTGTCTGCATCTGTAAACAGATATTTCATAGTAATTTACTCCTGAGTTGTGAGGAAAGTTGTAGGATTTATTAGGAAGTTTGGTTCGGGCTGAAATAGCCCTCAC